CAGTCGATAAGGCCGGTAATGGTATCGCTATACTTCGGTTCCTACCTGCTCCACCGCAAGATGGTGAAGATGGTCTCCCATGGGTCCGCACATTCTCACATGGTTTCCAAGGACCAGGTGGATGGTTGATTGACCTGTGTTTGACCACACTCGACCAGAAGTGCCCGGTGTGCGAACAGAACACCGTGCTGTGGAATTCGGGTGTCGAGGCCAACAAGACCATCGCCAGAGTCCGTAAGCGCAAGCTGTCGTATTTTGCGAACGTCTTGGTCGTGTCAGACCCCGCAAAGCCAGAGTTCGATGGTAAGGTCAAGCTGTATCGTTTTGGAAAGAAGATTTTCGACAAGATTTCTGAAAAGATGCATCCAGAGTTTGCCGATGAAAAGGCATTCAGCCCGTTCGATTTGTGGGATGGAGCGAACTTCAAGCTCAAGATTCGACAAGTCGAGGGATATCGCAATTACGACAAGAGCGAGTTTGCCGCGCAAGCCCCGGTCTCGACCGATGACGCGGTGCTCGAAAAGCTCTGGCAGTCTGAATTCTCATTGAGGGAATTCGTGGCTCCGAAGCATTTCAAGACTCACGAACAACTCGCCGCTCGCATGACCTTGGTCCTGGGTTCAGTCGCCATCAACACCTCAGCCGAGAAGTCGGTTGCAGCAGCCCTGTCGGATGCCACGGATGATGCTGATGTGGGAGTGATTGCACCTGTTGGTCACCCCGGGTTATCTGGAGCGGGAGCACCGGAAGAGGACGACATGAGCTTCTTCCAAACGTTGGCCGAGGATAGGTGAGGATAGGTAACGTGAAAACGCTCATACTGACATTGAGCCTCTTGCTGTGCGCTGTGGGTATCTCCTACGCGCACGGCCAAAAAGAGCCCACATACCCACCCCATTGCTGGGTCCAGCCTGGCGGTGAGTTGTGGTATCCCTGTGGTTCAGAGGAAGCGAAGTTGGCCCATTGTGTTCAGATTATGGACCTTGCTATGACGAACGTGGACCCCTACCTCAAATTCCTCCAAACGGGTATGCCCAATATTACACCCGAGGAGAAGGAACGGTTGGACCGTGCTTTGTATTCCTGGGAACGAATCAAGCATGAGTGCTGGAAAGAGTTCGAGGCAGAACGCCAACAGGGCCAGCATATACACTAAATAATCCCTTTACGAGAGGGTTGTAAGACCAGAAAGCCTCGGAGTTTCAAAGACTTCGAGGCTTTCGTCGGCCTAAATGGGGTCACAGAGGGGCCTAGGAGGGTCCAGGAGGGGTCGATATGGGTATACCTATGTCAGTGTATTGGTGTACCAGATTAGGCTGGGGAGTATTCCCGGTCTCTCGACCTGAGATAGCTGGACTCCCCGCTGCGTGGCGAAGGCATATTCTGGTGGATAGAAGAGGAGTTTCTGTTGTTGTGGACTGTGTTGTTTACCACGGTTGGCGCTGAGATCGAGGCTCCACCCGGACCTGTCGCGTTGCGTTGCATATCGTTTGCCTGTGAGAGGTTTTGTCCTGTCATAGGCGCCGGGGCTGGTAACTCGGTGGGTGGAACCGCATTGGTTAACGCTGCTAATTGCTGAGGTACATTAGGTGCTGCGGTTGGAACTTGTCCGTAAGCTGTTGGGGTCATTGCTGGTGCTGCTGTAGCTGTCCCAGTTTGTGCTCCAACAATCGCATCCAATTTTGCTGCATCGCTCTCGTTGCTGACCTGTGTAGGGCTGTCTGATTTCGCCTTGGATTCTCCAGTGAGCCAATCTGACACTGATTCTTTGGCCATCGTCATGAGGCTTGGCAGCCGCTCTTTATTCAACGGATCGGTGAATGGGTCGGCATTATAAATTTCCATGTATGCGTCACGGACCAAGGAAGCGACCAGGGATGGAATCGCAGCACCCGGTATTGGAAGTGCTCCAGCCGCGTCAATACCCGCTCCGATCAAATCCCCTTGGAGTAAGCGACTCGCTGCGAACGCAAGACCCACAGCAGACCCGACAATGGGAATCATTGTCGCAGCTTTGGACTTGAGTAACTTTGGTGCCAGTTTTCCGAGAACACCTGCGATCTTTCCCTTATCAGCTATTTTTGCAGCACCCTCGGCGACGGTTCCAGCCCCCTTTGCGATCTTTGACGCCGCCCCCAGTTCTTTAGCCGCGACCGTGCCGCCGGTTGCTGCGGCCGCCTTCCCCACTCCACCCACAACCTTTTCAGCAATACCCTTGATACCACCAATGATGGATTTTCCACCTTTGAGGATTGCAGACCCTCCAGCTTTTGCAGCACCAACCACCCCACCAGCTAATGCCTTGATTCCAGCAGTGAGACCCATGGTGCCAGCCATTCTTCCGAGGAGCCCAGTAAAGATCGAAAAGGGGTTCAAGACTTTGCTTAGTATTCCAGCAAATGCCAGCGCAGCAAGACCGAGTTTTTTCAACCAACCCATGATGGTTTCCAACCAACTTTTTCCAGGTTCTTTTTTCTCTTCTCCGGCTTTGGTGACTGGGGTGGGTTCTTTCTTCTTGATCTTGGCTCTCTCAAGGGCAGCTTCATCGTGCATTCGTTCCATGCTGATTGCTTGCCGTTCAGCAAGTTCGGTGCTTTCTTTTTCAAACTCCCTTATCTTTTCAACGTCACCCGACATGTTGGTGAGTTTGTCGAGAATCTTAACAAGGGTCACAGACATTTGCTGAAGGAGATTGGTGGATTCCCCACCGGTGACCTGAGTTGGACTATCTGTTTGATCTAGCGTAGCCGGAGTTGGTGCCTGTGTGTCCATTCCTGGCAAACCCGCAGCGGTTCGTATGGATTTCTCTGAACGACCCATAGCACGACCAGCAAGTGCGGTTGCAAGCTTTGAGCCACCGGTCATGCGGTGTATGATGTTGAGGGGATCAAATTTCTTTTTGAATGCGGTCTTGGCTTTCTCCGCCTTGAATGACAGGGCTCCTTTGGCCGCTCCAGCTAGACTTCCGCCACCCGCAAGAATGTCGGCCGCGACCCCGCCCGCCGTAGTCTCGCGGTGTGTGGTCGGAGCGATCTGTGCTTTGATATTTTTTAGGGCGTCAAGAATCTGTTTTTTGGTTTCTTTTCCAAGTTCAATCTGGGCAGCCTGGGCCCTGGGTGGAGTGGTTTTGTGGGCATGGCTGATCTCTGCCTTGGCCACTCTTGCTACAGGTTCGGTATTCTCGACGATTTTGTCGAGGCTTTTGTGCATCTCACCGAATTGGTCTTTGAGGTCTTGGAGTGGGTCTTGCTCTGCCATTAGCGTTTCCTTTGTGCGTTCAAAGCCTTGATTCTCGCGTTTTCCTTTTCCACACGTTGCTGGACAAGAGCCAAATAGATCAAGCGTTCCCAGGGCAAGAGGTTTTCAAGCTCGGAAATCGTAAATTTATGATCCTGAACCAAAGCGAATGTTGTTGTGTAGTAATTCGCTAGGTTATCGTGGCTCAGGACGATCCGAAAAAATGGTCTAGCCCACTCACTACAATTTCCTCTTGGTGACCACACTTTGGGCACTTGAACGCGATGGGGCATTCAATCTTCGGCATCGTGTCGAAAAAGTGGTCCATCTTTTCGACTTGTTCATGGTTTAGGTCATTGACAAACTCAACCACCTCTTCCACAGGAACGTCCTTGGTCAGCACCACGTTGTTGGTGTCGTTGATCGACTCGATGCACTGTACCAAGAATGCGAATGCTTCGTCAGCGGGAAGGTCCTTTCGCGCAATGGTGCGGAACGCCTTGAAGGTCGGATACCTGAGCGTGATGCCTACTGCATCTGTTAATTGGATGTATTTGTTGTGCCCCTCGCCAAACTTAGGCTTGATTTCCAACAGATCAATTGGATACTCTGAAATCGTACCACAGACCGAGGTATTACCTGTGTTCGCATCTGTGACCTGCTGATTACACTTGTACCGTAGGTTGATTTTCTCCCCGATACTTCGCGCTCGAATGTTCAGGAACAAAAACTCCACATCGAACAGTGGCAGCTTGTCAATGTCGATGCGCGACACTGAGCCCACACAGTTCTCAAGAATTTGCTTGGCGGTCGTGACAATCGACTCCGTATCATCCGATTGCATCGCAATCAGAAGTAACTTTTCTTCCTTGACGAGAAAGGGTCTGAACGAGACCTTTGTACCAGATGGGCACACCACGTCATAGAATGGAACATTGAGTTTGGGTAACGTAGACATAATTTACTCCATTATTAGGTTAGTATCCATCGGCAACAAGTTCCTTGGTGATGAATTCGAGTTCTCTGAATCGTAGGGTCAGGCGCGTGGCCACGGGTTGGTCGTTCGCATAGAACGCCGCACTTCCACCGGCTGCGTAGTCAATAGCAATGTCGTGAAGCACACAGGTCGATATTTTTCCCATGGTGTTCACTGAAAATTCAATATCAAATTCCGATGGTGGAACGAAGTAGCGTCCAACCCCCTGGTTGAGCAATTCCGGTGCTGAATGGAATTTGAACAGCCAAATGATTCGGGCGATGTCACCAGCCTCTTTTGCGTTTCGTGGAGCCAGCATAAAATCAAACACAAATTCTCTGAGAGTTGGTGATTGGTAGATCACGTCGATTTGTGGGTTCACAGCGATACCGATTGCGCTGGTCAAGAGACCTGGGGTGAATCCAAGAAGACCCTCCGCCCCCTCCGCTGCTGCACCCCCAGCCGACCTGTTCTTTTTGGACAGGAGGCTGGCCAGCAATTGAGTGGGGCTTCCGGCTTGCCAGGCATCGACGACTGAATCCGCAAGAGCCGGTAGAGCCGTGACGATGTTGACGAACTTTGTCAGGGGTTGAGCGGATATGTGAACATCACTGAACTGGTTCTGGAAATTCCAACTGAGTGTGTCAGGCATGAACAGTCTGATTGCCGCCTTGGTTCGGTGTGTCTTTCGACCAAACCCGATGGATTGTTTGTTGGTGTTTATATTTTTCGCCAGGGTGCGCGTGGATCGTGCATTGATATCGACGGTCGAGAGCGGACCCGGGCCCTTTGAGCTAGGCGTATTGAATTTTGAGAGGTCCTGAGTGGCAATGTAGAACGTCATCCAGTAGGGTCGTCTGGTGCCCTCTCCAGCCAAGTCGGAGGGGTAACTCACATACTCATACTTATAGTTGTTTTGTTCGTCTATTCGTTTTCCCCGCTGTTCCTGGCTTTCGGGCGAAGACCACGAGTTCAACGCTTTCTCAAGGTCTTTTGAGGCCTTGACGAGTTGATCCTTACTGGGAATTCCAATGCTACCAAGGCCCGGAACATCAGGCATAAATACCTCCATTAGTCTAATGTTATTTATGTCGCATGGGGAGACAGGTGAGCAAATACTACCAAGGGCGCTACAAACCCCTCAACCCTCAAAAGTATGCCGGGAATCCAAGCCAGATTATCTATCGGTCGTCGTGGGAACTTCAACTCATGAGGAAGTTCGACACCACCGAAACTGTGGTCTATTGGAATTCTGAGGGTCTGGTCATACCCTATCTCTCACCCATTGATGGAAAGAGGCACCGGTACTTCCCTGATTTTCTCATCAAGGTGAGGTCCAAGGATGGGAACGTAAGGGTGTGGTTACTTGAGGTGAAACCACACGCGCAGACCACTCTCCGCAACACCAAGCGCAATACACGAAAGTTCATCAATGAGGCGGCGACATATCTGGTCAATCAAGCCAAGTGGGAAGCTGCTGAGGAATTCTGTAAGGACCAGGGCTGGACATTTCAGGTGATCACCGAGAAGAACCATTCGTTTTTGTAGCATAAATAAGTTTATGGCCACACTTATCGAGAAAATCAAGGAACAAGTAGACACCAAGCATGTTGATACCTCGACCGCCGTCGGGCGATCCTGGCTCCTCCAAAAGGTGTCGAACCTGACTCCATCTGCTAAAAACAGAATGGAGATTCTGAAGGACCGCGAGGCCCAACGCACTCGCACGATGATTGGGAGAATGTACTTCTTTTTCTACTCCCCGAAGGGACACGAAACCCTCCCCTACTGGGATCGTTTTCCGCTGACTATACCGATCATGCGGTACAATGATGGGTTCCTTGGATTGAACTTGCATTACATTTATCCCAAGGACCGATTGATTTTATTGACACAACTGAAACGCTTTGCGACCGGTTCCATGAATGACGAACGAACGAGACTGCGATTATCGTATCCGTTATTGAAAGCCACACATCAGGCGTATCGAGCAACCCCCTGCATCAAGCGATACATCGGGAGCTTCGTGCGCTCCAGGTTCATTGAGATTCCGACTTCAGAATGGGATATTGCAGCAACAATTCCGGTTCAGAGTTTCGCGCAAGCCAAGAAACAGGAAGTGTGGGCAGATTCAAAGGAGCAGTACTAAAATGGCCGGACAATACCTAGAATTCATATCCTCTATCAATCGCTACGGTGTGGCTAAGACCTCGCACTTCGAGTTGGTGGTACCGCGGGTGTTCAGTGGAAAGAAATTCGACCGTTTCTTTTATATCGGCAAGGTGATGTCGTTTCGCTGTGAGGCCGCCGAATTCCCTGGGCGACAACTGGTCACGAATGATAACAAGACCTATGGGCCCACCTACAAGACCCCCTATCAATCGCTATACCAGGAGTTGACGCTGACGTTTGTTGAAACGACCGACCTTTTGATTCGTGATTTCTTTGAACAGTGGATTGACGGTATCTGGAATGCCACGACCAACAAACTGAGGTACCCGAACGAGTATCGCTATGACGTTGACCTCCATCAATTTGATGCGGCGGTTGATACGACACAGGACAGATTGGCCAGCCTCGTAAAAACGGCGACCTGGAGACTTCGCAACGCATTCCCCACAGCGGTCAACCAGATGCCGCTATCATGGTCCGAGGATGGATTGCATCGTGTAACCGTGACGATGGCCTACGAATGGTATGATCTTACAGCCAGTCTCTCGGCGAGAGCAAGCGACAGTCGAGACAAGAACAGTTCACCGCAAGAGCCGCCAAAAGGTAGTGCTCGTACCTAAAGAGGAATTTCATGCCAGCAGGATACTTCGATAATTTTCCCTACGTGGGATACGACCTCAACTCTTCTCCCCAACCTGGAGAGTTGGTGTGGGTCACGGACATTTTCCGTAGAACTGCTCCGATTCAGAATCTCCTGAAGAACAAGCAGCTATTCTATAACTATCATATCAACGAGGGCGAAACGCCCGAGATGATTGCGGATAGGACCTATGGTTCGTCAAAGTATCATTGGGTGGTGAACCTGATCAACAACATCACTGATCCATTGCTAGACTGGCCCAAAGACTATGCGAATCTTGTGGCGTATATCAACGACACCTATGGATCAGTAGCGAACGCCGCCAGTGGTATTCACCATTATACCATGACGCAATCAAAGGTGGATTCTCTAGGCAACTCAAGCGAGGCGACCTTTATTATTGACCTCACGAAATACAATACATTGACTGGTTTGGTGCCCGTTGTGACCATATTCAGTGGTGGGGCGACGGTGACGGTGACCACCACGCGATCCACTGTGGATAACTACACCTACGAAATTGAGGCTAACGAAGCCAAGCGAGAGATTATTCTTCTCAAAGAATCATACCTCCCACAAATCACCTCCGAACTTGAGAGCTTATCGACATAATATGCCTACACAAGATGGTATTGGATATGCAATTGATTTTCAGATAGATTCTCTGATGATCGTGAGTTCAAACGGAGAAGCGGTGGACCTGCGTCAAGTCATGGGTGAGTTGAACCTCTATGAGGATTTGTTTGGAAATGCCATGACGGGCTCTTTGCTTATCAATGATACACAAAATCTTATCAATGTGCTCCCGATCATTGGCGTTGAATACCTGCATGTGGTACTCATCAAGCCTTCGACACCCTGGAAAATCAGTAAGACCTTTCGTGTCTACAAAATCACAGACAGGAGAAAGCACAGCCCCAATTCAGAGGATTATGTGCTGCACTTCTGTTCTGAGGAATTGATCCTCGACCAAGCGTTGAAGATTTCCAAGTCTTATAAGGGCATGACGATTTCATCCATTATCAAGGATATCACAACAAACTATTTGAAGATTGATTCGGCTAAATTTCCCATCACATCGTTGACCGGCACGGTAGGGAATTTTGACGTCGTCATTCCCTATTGGTCTCCATTCAAGGCAATCAACTGGTTGTCGCGCATGGGCAGGACAGGAAAGAGTACCGGCTGTTCGTTTGTATTTTTCGAAGATGGGCAGGGGTTCCACTTCGATTCCCTGGAGAATCTTTCTCAGCAACAACCTCTCCAGGAAATCAATTTTTCTCCCATGAATCTCGCTGGTTTTACGGGCGAAAAGAATGATAAATCAGACACACAAATACGATTAGAGTCAGCGGAGGAGTTTGACCTCAGTCAAGCCCCAGACCTATTGAGGTCTATTTCCAGTGGGTTGTATTCCAGCAAGCTCATCCGTGTCAATCCGATAAGTCAGCAAGTCAAGACGGACGTGCAGAACGGAATAGATTTTTTCGACAAGACCAAGCACGGCAACAAAAACCCATTCCTGCAAACAGGACAAGATCGAACGAACGTCATCCTACCCAAACACCACGATGCCTTTTACCGTGTGACGGTCGATAACCTGAACGCGGAGACATGGGTGCTCCAACGAAATGCGTATCTGTCGGCGATGCATGGGTTTCAAGTCAAGGTCTCGATTCCTGGAAATATGAATTTTCGTGTGGGACGGATGGTGCAAATGAATCTCCCCGCGGCGACGGTGGGACGCAAGGACGAGAAAACACTCGATAGTCTCTTCACCGGAAACTATATGATCACCGCAATCCGGCACAAGGTTGACCGAGCGAAGTATGCGTGTATTTTAGAATTATCCAAGGACTCTCTGCAGGTACATTTACCGGCGCCACTTGAAGGCAATGCTGGCATGAAGAAATTGAGGAAGTCATAATGGAATCCTATCTTGGGTCTCAGTTCATTTGGTGGGTGGGTGTGGTTGAAAGTCGCCAGGACCCCAAGAGGGTGGGTCGCTGCCAGGTGCGTATCGTGGGCTCTCATACGGATTTGAAGTCGGTGATCCCCACCGCGGACCTACCCTGGGCACAGCCATTGCTTCCAGTGAATGATAGCGCGTCATTGCAGATCAAAGAGGGAGATTATGTTGTTGGGTTTTACTTGGATGGACTCGATTCTCAGGTGCCTATCATCATGGGTATCTTGCCCGGTATTCCCGTTGCGCTTCCATCTATCACAGAGGGTTTCGCAGACCCCAGAACGGGTGCTGAGTTATCGTCTGCCCCAAGACAGCCTGGTGCTTCCAGAGGAGTTCGGTACCCAGCGCGACTGAACGAATCCACACTATCGCGCCTGGCACGTAACCAAAATATTAGTGGAACAATTGTTCCCGCGAAAAAGTCAGAGGTAGCTACAGTTTCCGTTGCTGGTGGTGGTTCTTGGACTGAACCCGCAACGAAATACGCCGCGGTATATCCATACAATAGAGTTATGGAAACCGAATCAGGTCATGTCTTAGAGTTTGACGATACACCTGGAGCCGAGCGCATACATATTTACCACCGTTCTGGAACATTCCAGGAGATGCATCCCGATGGTTCGATGGTCACCCACATCGACAAGGATGCCTATGAGATTGTGATTTCTGATAAAAATGTCTATGTCAAGGGTTCCCTCAATATCACCGCGGACCAGGATATCACATTGAAAGCTGGAACAAGCGTGACCATCGAAGCTGGAACTGACGTAAAGATCAAAGCCGGAACAACGTTCAGTAGCGAAGCGGGTGCGACACAAGAGCACAAGTCGGGTGGGCCCATGATCTTGAAGGGTATCCCCATGAATCTTAATTAGAGGTGGGTATGGGACTTCCAGTTGCGAGAATCGGCATCGACTTGTGCAGTGGTCACCCAGCGGGGCCAACATATTTTCCACCACGACCAGCGGTCGTCGGATCGCCCACGGTGTTCGCCGATGGCATTCCGGTCGTGCGAGCCGGTATCGACCTATGGGCGATGCACACAAACCTCATCAATGTGCATCCCGGCATGGGTGTGGCCGGGTCGCCTACGGTATTCGTTGAGGGGATGCCCTTGATGCGTTTGACAGACCCCATTAACTGCGGTTCTATAGTAGCGATGGGTTCCCCTACGGTATTTGCAGGATAAGGAGTTATTATGGCGTTTAATCTGGACTTTGCCCATATCCCTTCGGGTCTTGGATTACCCAATGTTCTACCAACCCCGAATGGACTCACAGACGTTTCAAAAAGTCTTATGGACAAGATCACCACCGATCCTGGAAGTCTCTTCTCCAACCCCATGGTCGGTTCAGTTAATTTCCTGGGCGACAGCACCACCCGGCTTGAAACGACCCTCCAGAGTATTGCCTCGGGCGACCTGCTCAATTCTGGGATTTCACAGGCCCAGGCTGCCGATTATCTGTCGCTGGACCCCCTGCAGGACGTGCGTACTTCAATGGGTAACTTCATGATGCACACCGACAGACTCTCTGGATTGCTCAAGAGTCAGGGTATTCAAGCCCCTGGGCTACAACAGATTCTTTCAATAGGGCTACAGATGCAGGGCATGATGTCGATCATTCAAGCGGGCTCTGAGTGCCTCCCGGTGATCGGTGGGTGCACCGGTTTATTCTCGGCGGAGGATTTCAATGGTTTCACCAACGACCTGAATAATATTCTGGCGAAGATCGAACGGGGTGCTGCGACCATTGCTGATATTACAGATACGGTGGTGGGAGTCTCCAACCTCATTAGGGGTATCATGGACAAGGATAGCCAGTTCTTACAGAACTGCGTAAATCAGCTACAGGCCGCGGGGGTTGGACTGGTGCTTGAGGCCCTAAATTCGAACCCCTGTGCTCATTTTGTGCTGGAAACTATAAGCAATAAAAACCCAGGCGGTTTGCTCAACGTTCTGTCCAAGCCCATTCTCTAACAGCACATAAATAACACATTATGCCAACACCTACAATCTATCAAGATTTCACGCTCGATTTTACTGTTCACCCGGTCAGGAAAGACCTTGTCCTGAAATCAAACGAGGACGCGGTGATCCGGTCCATCATGAACCTCTTGAGGACCAATCACTATGAGTATCCCTTTCATCCTGAGGTTGGGTGCAACATACGCAAGCTTTTGTTTGAAAACGTGTCCGAGTTCACGGCCCGAGACATTTCTCGTTTTATTCAGGAGACCATTGAGAACTTTGAACCCCGCTGCACGATTCAATCGCTGGCCGTATCGCCCAACGAGGATTTGAATTCGTATAGTGTGAGACTTCGCGTGTTCGTGACAACCACACAAAATCCATTGGACGTTGACTTTCTGTTAGAAAGAATCAGGTAACATATGCCAGAAAAACTAATCATCACGGACATAGAGTTTGAAAATATCAAGACCAACCTCAAGGACTTCCTCAGTTCCCAGAGTACCTTTCTGGACTATAACTTCGAGGGTTCGGCTCTGTCGATCTTGATCAACTTGTTGGCCTACAATACCTATTACAATGCCTACTACACCAACATGGTCGCCAACGAATTGTTCATTGATTCGGCTCAAGTTCGCAATTCCCTGTTGTCCCTTTCCAAGTCTCTCAATTACACTCCGGTCTCTCGACGTGCAGCAACAGCCAACGTAAATATTGTGGTGACGCCTCCAGGTGGAAACACTCAGTCGGTGTTGACACTGGACCGATTCACCGAATTCCAATCACAGGCTATCGACGGGGTGAACTATACCTTCGTGCCTGTTTCCGCCGAGTCGGTCTACAAAGAAAACGGTGTATTCTCATTTCTTGGAACCGAACTGAAAGCGGGTACTCCGCAATTGGCGACATTCACGTTCAACGCCTCCTCCAACCCCGCTTCGCGGTTTGAACTCCCCAATGACGACATCGACACCAGCACACTGTTGGTCACCGTTCAGGTCTCAGGGATCAACACTTCCTCACAGGTCTTTGCGCTGTCAACCGATGTGACAGAGGTTGAGGAAGACACCGCCGTCTATTACTTGAGCACTTCCACCGACAACAAATACCAGTTGACGTTTGGTGACGGGGCGATCTCGCTGGCGCTGTCCAACGGAAACATCGTAATCGCAAGTTACCTCTCAACGACAGGGGATGCTGCAAACAAAGCGAATTCGTTTGCGACAGGGTCCATTGGTGGATTCTCAAATGTCGCAATTACCCCAGTTGCTGCTGCAGCGGGTGGTGCTGAACGAGAAGATGATGAATCTATTCGTGTCAATGCTCCTAGAGCTTACACGTCCCAGAATCGCGCTGTCACGCAACGGGATTATGAGTCGCTGATCAAGTCGCTGTACCCCAATATCCAGAGCATCTTTGTCTGGGGCGGAGAGGATAACATTCCACCCGTGTATGGAAAGGTATTCATCTCTATCGCACCCAAAGAGGGTGTGATTATCAATGACGCCGAAAAGGTCAGGATTGCCTCTGAAATTCTTGGACCCATTTCAATCCTCACTATTACCCCTGAGCTTGTGGACCCAGACTATGTGTATCTCAAGTTTGATACCACCGCTGAGGTGGATGGAAAACAAACACTCCTCACGGCCGCCCAGATTGCCACCACGATTCGCACGGACATTGTGGACTATTGCGATGAAACGTTCAACAGATTCGGTTCAATCTTTACGATTTCGAAATTTAGCCGAGCCGTTGACGATTCGTTGACCGCGATCATCGGATCAGATACCACGGTGCGCCTGGAGAAACGTTTCACTCCTACGCTGAACACAACCACCACCTATACGGTGAGCTTCGGAACACCGATCAATCATGCTTCGATTCAAAGTGGTCTCAAGTCAACCGCCTTTACGGCGTATGACGGATCGTCCGTCTTACGCACCGCCTATATTGAGGAGGTATTCAATTCCTCAACTGGTGTGGACTCCATCACCATCACGAATCCAGGATTCAATTATGTTGAGGCGCCCACCATCACAATCACCGGAGATGGGTCGGGTGCGAATGCCGTAGCAACGATTGTGAACGGACGTATTGAAACGATTACCATGACTCAACGCGGAACATTATATACCTCAGCGATTGTGACAATCTCTGGAGGCGGGGGACAGGGTGGGGAGGCTTCAGCAGTTGTTCAATCGAAGTTCGGGACCTTGCGCTTGTTCTATTACAACAGCAATTCGGAAAAAGTTGACATTGATCCCGAAGTGGGGACGATTGACTATACAGCGGGAGAAATTCAGATTTCGGATTTGACTGTTGAGGAGTCACTGACAGACACAGAGGACATACGCATTGATGTGGAGCCCCAAGAATCCATTATCGAAACACAACAGAATCAACTACTCTTGCTGGATTCTGATGATGCCACGGCTATCAATATCTCTGTGATTGTGCGGTAAATTTTATGGCGAATACAGTTTCCCTGCTCATACGACAACAATTGCCGGAGTATATCAGAAGCGACTACGACACGTTTGTTGCATTTGTGGAAAGTTATTACGAATGGATGGACCAGTCGGGAAACGCCATTGATCTCAGCAAAAAACTTCCCGAATACATGGACCTCGACACCAGCCTGAACGATTTCACTACATATTTCATCAAACAATTTCTCCCGTTGTTTCCACCTGATTTGCTGTCGAACCCCACGTTCTTTATCCAGCACGCCAAGGAATTCTATCGCAGCAAGGGTACCACCAAATCAGTGAGGTTGCTCTTCCGGCTCCTCTACAACCAAGACATTGACGTGTTCTTTCCAAAAGAGAGCGTATTGAGGGCCTCGTCAAGTGGTTGGACCAACACCCCCTCTCTCAGAATGGACCCTACGATGTGGACCATTCAACTGGGTGACGGTGCGAACACTCGCTTTAGAGCCTTGGATACTTCTATCGGTGCCGCGGTTGTGGTCTACCTCAATGGGGTGCTACAATCCTCCGGGTACAGTCACAGCCCCAACGAACCGTTCATCATTTTCACCGCGGCACCTGGATCGGGAGTTGAGGTCAAGGTCGAATACATCGGCGAGGAACTGACCGACCTGTTCAACACGAATCAAATTGTCGTGCGTTGGGTGGGTCAAGTATCGGGTGCGAGTGGTATTTCAGAAACACTCCAGGAGGTTATTAGCGAAGGCATTACACAGATGGACATGCGGGTATCAAAGCCCCAAGGCACGTTCACGCAGTTTGAATTGGTCAAGGGCACATGGACGTATGATATTGACGGGGGCTTGTCTATCGACATCTATGGTCGCCTCATCTCCTATCTCATTTACATACAGATCGTTGAGGGTGGGCTGAACTACAATGTGGGAGACCCTGTTATTGTGGTGGGTGGGAACCCCGCGAATACCGCAACGGCTGTGGTGGACTCCATTTTCTCCGCGCTCATTTCCAACATCACGGTTCTTCGTGGCGGCGCGGGGTATCAGCCAGGACAGCAAGCGTATATCACCTCGACACCGAACACGGGTCTCAATGTGTTTGTTCATACCGTCGATACCTCTGGCAACGTTCACCCCAACTCATATCCTATCAATCAAGACGTGATCAATCTCTGGGCGAACACTGTCATGTCCGATGCGGATTTTTACTTTACTCCTGGAGTCATGGAGAACGTCGATACGCTCATGTCGATTGCGTTTACGGATATGATTTTCGGAGAGCAGGGTCCAGAGCGCCTGGGTCCCATCACCTCCATGACCATCACCAGCAGCACACAAGTTTTCAATCCAGCACCCACATTGAATGTGGATTCCCCAATTGTCTATGTCAGTGGAATCAATGCGAACGGCAACGTCCTCACCGCGAATGTTCCATTGGACTACTTTGGGATCATTGGGCGCATGAACGTGGTCAGCGGAGGCAATGGATACGTTGGAGGCGACGAGATTTCCTTCGTGAATATCCCAGGGGTCGGATTGGGTATTGGCGCAGCAGCCGAGGTCATCTCAACGCACACCGCGAATTCCGGTATCAAGGAAGTGCGTTTCAGACCCTCGCGTGTCGATGGGAACGTCAACGTCAACATCTCCGTGTCGAACACGCAAGTCGTGGGAACAGGTACCTTCTTTACAACACAATTGTTTGCGAACGACCGTATCGAAATCAACAGTGAATCCTCTTATGTCACTACGATTATCAATGCCACACACCTCACGGTGAACACGGCGTTTACCAAGAACTCCACTTCACGAAAGATGGGAGTCTATGGACGCCACTTTATCGGGGGGCAGAATTATCGACAGGACAAACGCCCAACATGTACCGTCAGTTCAATCAATCCATTGGCCTTTGGTGCGAACATTGAGGCGGAACTGGTCATATCGAATGGTGCGATGTTCTTGCTGGAGCCTCAGACTGAGGAGCCATTTGGCAAGATCAGGTCTATTAGAATCACCAATCATGGTTATGGATACCAAACAGTGCCGACGATCAATCTCACTGGAAGTGGCAACGGTCGGGCCAATGCAGTGGCGATCATGCTGAGTAACTTGTTCTCTGCGCCTGGAAGGTTCCAGACGACTGAGGGTTTCCTCAGTTCTGACCAGAGGCTCCAGAATAAAGATTATTACATGACTTTTGCTTATGTGGTGAGGTCTGAAACGGAACTTGACAAATACAAGGCCATTCTCAAAGACCTGGTGCATCCAGCGGGCGTCAAGCTTTGGGGAGAGTATCTGGTTGAGTCCATTATTCCAGTTTCGGGCAACACGGTGAACATTGCCAATACTTACCAAACGTCCAGTTAGATCATATAAATAAGTCAATTGGACAAGGAACCCTATGGCTAATAATTACTCAAATGTCTCCAGGCGCCTCGGGTATGAGAGAGCCTTCACTTTCTATGATAGCTTTGTCACGTCTGCGAATGATGCAGCCGTTGGCTATATCATGTTGGGCCGCAATATCTCCTGGAACGTTACTGACGACCCCCAACCCATCTATGATACCGAGAACACGCTCTTTGATACCTACAATAACTTCTTGGGTGGAAAGAAAATAACGGGCAATGACGTATTCCCCGTTCTCCCCAGGGTCAATTGGGTGGCGAACACAGTCTGGACTCAATACGACGATGACAGCAACACCCAATTCACCTCGGCCAACGCCATGTATGTGTATGCTTCGGGAGGAAACGTTTACAAGTGCCTGAACAACGCCAACAATGGGCTTTCGACTATCGAGCCAGCGAATAACTATTCAAGTGCCAACGGTTTCGCCGCCCCAGGCGACGGGTACCTCTGGAAGTACATGTATAAGGTGCCAAGTACCAGCAAGTTCTTGACCGCCAATTGGATTCCCGTACCATTGACCCAAACGGGAGCGTATTTCGGATTTGCAAACAACATTGTGGTGGGAGCGATCTCTCGGGTTGTGCTCACGGCCGGGGGAGCGGGGTATTCCAATACCAATACCACCGTATCAGTGACAGGTTCTGGGACTTCTGGGAACGTAACCGCCAACGTCAACGCCAATGGTAATGTGATTGCGATAACGCTCAATGACAAGGGCGTGGGCTACCTCAGAAACAACACCAGAATGCGGGTGGTGGGTTCGGGAACGGGCGCCAACATTCGCTACATACTCTCGCCCTACGGTGGACATGGATATAACCCAGCCCGCGAATTAGGGGCGAATGCTGTGATGTTGTCGGTGAAGATTGGAGAGGTTGACTCGACCGAAGGCCTCAAGATTACAGCCAACAACGATTTCAGGCAGATTGGGCTCCTCATGCGACCCAATCGTTTTGGTGAGAACACCGCGGTCTCCCATGCGAATGCGAATATCGCCGTGACTATGGTCACCCAGATTATCCTGACCTCGGGGTCATCGTACCTCAAGGATGAGTTGGTATACCAGGGTAACAGTGCAGCGAATGCGGTGTTTTCGGGGAATGTCTCAGAGGTGTTTACGAATGCCATCGAAACTACCCATCGCCGCGGGACTCCTATCCCAGGTGACCTGCTGATCGGTGCGACCTCGGGCATTTCACGGACTTTGGTGGCCTATTACAACCCGGACCTTGACGAAGAATCGGGGGACCTGGTCTACACGGAGAACCGATCACCGGTGGCACGGTCAGCGGGTCAGGCCGAGTGGGTGAAAATCGTATTGTCATTCTAGATACACATGCTTTATAAACACCATATGATTCCTAGACATGCTGGTGGCACAGATGAACCCTCCAATATCAAGATGGTGACTCGTGAAGAACATGCAGAGGCGCATAGGTTACTTTATGAGGAGCATGGACGCTGGCAAGATAAGGTGGCTTGGTTAGGATGGGCTGGACTTGCAGGTAAAGAGGAAATATCTTTCTTGAAGAATAGCCTCGCTCATAAGGGGAAGATGCCTTGGCTTGGAAAGCATCTATCAGAAGAGACAAAGTTGAAGATTTCAAAGGCTAATAAAGGGAAAACACCAAGATTGGGGGCTGTTCTTTCAGAAGAAACCAAGAGAAAAATTGGTAATGCTAACCGAGGTGGTCATTCAAATTTGGGTTCGAAGTGGAGCATAAATAGTAGAAAACAGCATAGCACAACAATGAGCCGCATAATGATGGGAAAGAAGCGCGGCCCGTATCATAAGAGTAAATTAGGAGAGTTTTAATGGCCATAGATTTGACCCAGAATCCATACTTTGACGACTTTGACGAGACCAAGAACTATCACAAGATACTTTTCCGTCCAAGCTTCGCCGTCCAGGCCCGCGAACTGACACAATCACAGACCATCGTTCAAGACCAAATCAAGAAGTTTGGCACTCACATTTTCCAAAATGGCTCCATTGTCACGGGCGGACAGTCCATGCTCGAAATCACCGCGACCAGGTATGTGTGTATCGAGGACACGGACCCCTCTGGTAACGAAATCAACGTAGACAATTTTATTGGAAGTTTCGTCGTTGACACGGCGAACACGGGCATTCGTGCCTATGTCATTGCGGCCGCCGAATCAACCCTCACAGCACCCACCGTGCTGGTGATCAAATACACCTCAGGGCAAACCTTCAATATCGCCAACACGATGCCGCTTCGCACAGAAGATGGTGTCTACTCGGCTAACATTCGTTCAAACGTTGTCAGTTTGACGGACGTTGTAAGTGGTGTGGCTGTTGGAAACTCCTCGATTTGCAGCGTGGACGAGGGGGTGTTCTTTGTCGATGGGTACTTTGTTCAGGTGTCACCACAAACCACTATTCTCGATGCGTTCAACAACGTTCCAACCTATCGTATCGGATTACAAATCGACGAGGAAATTGTCGATGCAACTGAGGACGCGTCGTTACTCGATCCCGCACAGGAAGCCACAAACTTTCAGGCTCCTGGTGCTGACCGCTACCAAATCAATTTGACATTGGTCAAGCGAGCACTCGATTCGACCGATGATACGAAGTTCATTGAGTTGATCCGCGTGACGAATGGTACATTGACAAAGAAGGTCGTGTACCCGGTTTACTCCGCATTGGAGGAAACACTCGCCAGACGCACCAACGATGCTTCAGGATCATTCACCGTTCGCCCGTTCAAGATTGCCACAGTGCCTCACGCGACGTATGCGAATGCGTATAATATTATTGTCGAACCAGGAAAGGCCTATGTTCAGGGATACGAGTTTGAAACCATTGGTCCCACCACGATCAAGGCTGAACGCGCACGAACCGCAGCGAACGTGACGAACTACAATACGACCATTGATTATCAGAACTGGTTGGAAGTCACAAAGCTTGCCGGTCCAATCCCCTACAAGACACTCCAAGCCGGAGTCATCCATTGCGTCAACACCGCCAGCATTGCGGTGTCCAACGCAGCGGTTGCATCCAACACCATCAGCGGAACGTTGCGTATCCGTGCGCTCGATTTTCAGAGTGGGGCCAACGCCTCCTCAATCAGCACCGCTGTATGGCGCGCCTATACGTTTGATGCTGATATTGGAGAAAGTGTCACGGCAAACAGTGGCGCAACAGGCTCCGCGAATACCATATACTTTGCTCCTCTATTCTCAGCCGTGGCGAATGCGTATGCGGGTGTCAAGTTTACCGTGGTGAATCATGCAGGTACCGTGCTTGACGAAACGCACACCGTTGGACGTTATGACGGGGCTAATAACCTTGCGACCCTACAGGGCACAGAAACCTTCGCATTTGGAATACCATCCACCGCGACACGATTCAGACTTGATTATGAATTCAAGGATACTGAATCTATCGTCTACGCGAACACGACAACGAACCAACACCTATTCTCGACTGTCATGGATGTGGCTTCATCCAGCAAAGAATCCGTGCTGATCGATCAGTATGAGGGTGCGTACCTTTCCGATACAGACTTTAATCGTGCGATCATCGAATTGCCTTATCCGACGATTGCTGACCAGTCAGTAGTGGGCGGCCTCCCTCTCACCAACACCGAATACTTTGGTCGCAAGGCGTTCACAGGACAGAGCTTCACTGCGAACGTGACGTCAATCACCAGTGCAGCAGGTATCACCTCCGCAGTCAATGGGTCACTATCAGGTTCCGATGCTGTAGACAATATCCTCGTCGTGGTGAGAAACGCTACGGGAACTCCGCTGGCAAACAACCAAGTGATCAACTTTTCTTCTGGCAACCCAGGAGGAAACACCGTCTCAGTGACCACCGTCAGTAATACCTCTACGTGGATCATCACGGTGCCTGATATGAACAGTGCTGCATCGGCGGACGTGTACGTGAAGGTCAAGCTGCCGTATTCGCACGTCATTGGAAACTTGCTCCGTAGCAAGACTGCAAGAATTGCCAACGTCGCCAGCGGGTTGAACTCTGGTGGCATCCAGATACCTGACGCCACAGGATTGGTCCAGTGGTACTCGCAGGGTTCTGGTACTCTCGGTGCCCAGATCACGATCTACGCGAATTCCGCAGCATGGCTGAACCTCAAGGACCCTGCGCGGTCACAGTCGCTATTCACTTCGGACGTCTCAACACTCCGCAAGGTCATCGACGTCGGCACGAACCTTATTGAAGACGGCAACGTCGCCATTGCGGCGGATATCACCAACAGATACACCCTCGACAGTGGACAGCGCGACAATTCCTATGACCACGCAACGATCACCTTGAAACCACAATCACAGGGACCAACGGGCAACGTGGTGATCTATGTGGACTACTACGCGCACTCAGGATTGGGATACCTCACGGTTGATTCCTATATCTCAGCGAACATCACCTATGCGAACATTCCAACCTACACGTCAGCGACCACAGGACAAGTGTTCCTGTTGCGCGATTGTGTCGATTTCCGTCCTCGACGCCAGGATGGTGACTTTTTGGGTATCTTCGATGAGGAAGTCTTTGGTCTATCTGGATTGACATTCGAGACCGATTTCTCCTACTATCTCGCACGTATTGACAAGATCGTGTTGACCAAGGATCGTGTGTTCGAGGTGTTGTCTGGCGTCCCTTCGCTGTTCCCGGTGTCACCGGCTGACAAGGACAACGCGATGACGCTCTACACGCTCGTCTTGCCTCCATACACCGCGACGACCAAGGAAATACGTCAACGCTACAATGACAACCGCCGCTACACGATGCGTGACATTGGCACACTCGAAAAGCGTATCTCGAACCTGGAATACTACACGTCCCTGAACTTGCTTGAGCAAGCCGCAAAGAACCAGGAGATCACGGACGATGTGGGTGGCAATCGCTTCAAGAACGGTATTCTCGTCGATCCATTCAAAGGTCACTCGATTGGTGACGTGCTCAATGTCGATCATACATGTTCCGTTGATCCACAGAACGGCGAATTGAGACCCCCATTCCTTCCACGTAGTTTATTCTTAGCTTTAGTACCAACGAACTCAACGAATTATGCGCGAAAGGGAGCATTCCTCACGTTGCCATACACCGTTCGTACATTGATCGACCAGTCATTTTCCTCACAGGCGATCAATGTCAATCCATTCAATACAGTTTCGTTCATTGGACAGTTACAGCTTGACCCAACTTCAGATATCTGGGTTGACAGAGACCAAGCTCCTGATGTGAATGTGAACCTTGAAGGAGATGCCGATGCCTGGGAAGCTCTAGCCTTCACGGTCAACAAACAAGCCGCAAATGGTACATTCGGCGCGACCACATTCGGAACTGTTTGGAATGATTGGAACACCACATTCTACGGAGAACAGAAGCAACCAGACAAAGTTGTTACTCCTGCATGGAGAGGTTGGCTGGGACCATTGGGACACTATGTTCCTGTCTATGGTAACGTCGTGAATCGCAGCACAACTGAAATTACTCAGAAAAGTAGCCGTTCGGGGGTGACGTCCAAGTTCTCAACGGAAGTCGTTACTGAGTCCATTGGCAACAAAGTCAAAGACGTGTCGGTCATTCCGTATATCCGTTCACGCGGCGTGTTGTTTGTTGGAAAGATGTTCGCGCCGAACACGAATATCTATGCCTTCTTCGACGAAACAGCGGTCACTAACTACTGCAACAGGCCAAACATTGTCAAGGTATTTGATCCGGCCGCAGACTATCAGGACGATTATCAGGATACGGAAACTGTTCGTGTATATGACCCTGCGCGAGGCGCGAACGCCGCGTTCGGTATCGTGGTCCTCAGTCGCAACGAACCGGATTATACCAACGTCAGTATCGTCAATGTAACGGGTGGAGATGATGCAAATATCGCCAACGCCTACTTTGTTCACTCCACCAACTCAACGTTCTTGATTGGAATGACCAGTGGTGCGAACGTTCGCATTTCTGGATACTATCATAACGCTGGGTTCGTGACGAATCCTAATGTGTCCAGCATCCTCTTGCAGCATGATATTGCCAATTCCAACAACGGTATTTCCAATACCACGATTGTCGGGCAGACCATTTACTTTACCTCGGGTCTTGGATTGGGGCAGTCATCGGTCATTACGTCATATAATTACATCACGCGCAACGTGGCGTTCAGTCCATCTGTGACGGTGTCTCCGAATACTTCGACGTCGTACTCGATTGGACAATTCCAAAGCGACTACCGCGGTGAATTCTGTGGTATCTTTGTCATTCCGTCCAACGACGACACACGCTTCAGAACGGGGGATAGACAATTTACGTTTGTGGATTCCTTCTCTGGAAACCTAGAAGGTTCTGGAACCAACGGTTCCGTCACCTATCAAGCATCGGGTCTCTTGCAGACTTTAGAGAACACTCTCATATCAACTCGTGTACCCGTTGTCCAGCGCACCGTTCTCGGTGAATCGAAAACTACTGTCACCACGAAGATCACCGATACGGTTATTGGTCAGATACAGGTTGGATATTGGGACCCTCTCGCACAAACGTTCTTGGTGGATCAGACGTTCCATCCGTCTGGTGTTATGATTACGGGTATCCGCTTACTCATCAAGAGCGCAGACCCTAACATTCCGATGGAGGTTCAGTTGCGCCCAGTGGTCAACGGATTCCCACACTCCTCGGCCGTTATCCCAGGCTCGGACGTTGTGGTCAACGCCAGCGATTGTAACTTGTGTTCCGAGGAATCTCTTGCAGCGGTCAATGCTGCGGGCGACAATCCTCTGGATGATGCCACACTCTACACGCAAGTAGACTTCAGCGGACCCGTGTTCCTCCAGCAAGGCGCGGAGTACTGCGTGGTCCTCATGGCCAACTCAGTCAAATACCAAGTTTATGTGTCGCGCATGGGGGACAAGCTCCTAGGCACCGAACGACTCATTTCATCGCAGCCATACCTTGGAGTCTTGTTCAAGTCACAGAACTCGACCACATGGAACCCAATTCAAGAAGAGGACCTGACGTTTCGAATACTTTATGCGGATTTCGACATCAGCGAAGATGCCAATATCGAATTCCAATTGTCTGCGTCGAATGCGATTAGCGCCAACGTGCCATTGGACACATTCTATATCTCATCGGGTAACCTCTTGTTACCAAACACCAGTGTTGATGCGCTCTTTGCCACCACGACTTCTACGGGTGTCAAAGAAGGAAATAAAGTCATTCCGTTGGACCAGAATATCTACTTTGACGATACGTTGGGTCGACGAGTGGCCACAAGTACCGCGTCATCCTTCAAGCTCAGACTGTTATTGTCGTCGTTGAATCGGGACATTTCTCCCGTCATTGACATGGATCGTTTGTCGTTATTGGCGATTGAAAACCTTGTCAACAATTTGCCATTGTCTAACAGTTCGTTGGTCGTGGTCAGTTCGAGCAACAACTGGATTACTGCAGCGAACTTGACCGTCACGATTTCGGGTGGAGGTGGCAGCGGGGCCAACGCATACATCGCCAATACCCAGATTGACAGCAACAACAGAGTCCTAGCGAATGTTGTGGTCGACCTGGGTGGCAGCGGATACACCACCACACCAACAGTCACGATCACCGGAAACAACACCATCACCGCGAACGTTCAGGTTATTGGCGAGGATCGATCATCAGGTGGACCAGCTTGGGGGCGTTATGTGACACGAAAAGTCACACTAGCCGATGGGCTCGATGCCGGGGACTTCCGCGTGTTCTTTGAGGCGTACAAACCATCGAACGCGGGTATCTATGTCTACTATAAGATTCTTTCGGCTGATGACGCTGATGTATTCGACAACAAGGGTTACCAACTTATGACCATTGTCCGAGGTGCCACCAACGTTTCATTGAACCAGGACGATTGGAAAGACTTTGTTCATGCCCCTGGAACCGGCAACGTTGCTGCGGACCGTGTGCAGTATGGTTCGTTCGTCAGTTTCAAGAACTTTGCAATCAAGATCGTCATGACATCAACTGACACCACGAAGGTGCCACGAATCCGAGATTTCAGAGTCGTCGCTCTGCCTTCGCTATCATAAGGACCTGAGGACCATGCTAAATAACGTAGTGCAGATTGATAATAACCCCGACCTCGTGCGGGACATGGCTTCAAAGGCCGTAGTGAGTGTGGACGTGCAGGGATTGTCACGCTACAAGGAAACACGTAAGCGTACCCTTATGACCAAGCAAGAGATGTCGGAGACCAAGGCTCGCCTGGAACAAATCGAGCGAGAGATGAGTTCACTAAGGCAGATTGTGAACGACCTAGCTGTACTGAGGAATGGGAAATAAATGTCTATCAATCAAATTACCACATCGAACACGTTCGGTCAACTGATTACCACCACTTCAGCATTGGTCGCTGTGGCCAATAACTTCACGGATGGCCCTCAGAGCCAGACAGGATCGACCTGGACATTCACCAATGCGGGTGTGGGTGTCAATGTCATTGGTACGCTTCTATCCACCACCGCAAACATCATTACACTGAATAATTCTACTGCAAATATTTCAAACGCCACCATCGCAACGATGAACACTTCGTTTGCGAATATCACCACCGCAAACATCATTACACTGAATAATTCTACTGCAAATATTTCAAACGCCACCATCGCAACGATGAACACTTCGTTTGCGAATATCACGTCAGGTATCGCTGTTCTCTCTAACCTAACTACAACTGTGGCGAACGTCAACAGCGGAACATTCGGAGTTCTAAACGTCTCTAGTGCCAACATCGTTTTTGGTACGGCCGTGTTGTCAACTTTAAGTGTTTCAGTCGCTAACGCCACCGTGGCCAATGTCAACAGCGGAACATTCGGAGTTCTCAATGCCTCTGTCGCTAACGCCACCGTGGCCAATGTCAACAGCGGAACATTTGGCGTCTTGAATGCTTCTACGGCAAATGCGACCGTGGCCAATGTCAACAGCGGAACATTTGGCGTCTTGAATGCTTCTACGGCAAATGCGACCGTGGCCAATGTCAACAGCGGAACATTCGGAGTTCTCAATGCCTCGGTCGCCAATGCTACTGTTGCGAACGTGAACAGTGGAACATTCGATGTCCTGAATGCCTCCGTGGCCAATGCGACCGTGGCCAACATAGTGAGTGTTACGGTATCTTCACAACTTAACGCCGAGCGAGCGAATGCCACGGTAGCGAATTTGGCGAGCGCAACTATACCTGTGCTGAACTCATCTAGTGCAAATTTAACTTTGGCACTCGTCACAACGGGAAACACTATTACGATCAATTCAAATTCCGCCAATCTTGTGAACCTTCGCGTAGTGTCTTTAATCACTTGTGGAACCACTTTCGTTGCAGGAGCGAATACAGGCGACATTATTATTACCCATGATACTGGGTTGCGGGCTGTCAATGTGGCAGGCACAGGATTCATCACCCTTATAGGTTCTGTCAGTGGTCTTGATAATGTCTATCTCTCTCCAGAAGGGCACGATATTCGTTGGGGCGCAAATCTTATTGCTCTCGGCGGCGGCGCCTCAGCAACCCTTGGGACTATTGGAGCAACTGGTCCTGCCACAGCTACTCAAAATACCTGGATGCGTGTCCTAGACGCTAACGGTGTACCATTCTGGGTACCTGCCTGGAAGTAATAACATGCCCTTCATATGGAATCCGACTCCTCAAATACCCGCACCAACTCCGCCAGAGCCTATTCCAGAAACGGCCACCACTTTCAAAGTGCATGTGGTCGCCAATACTGTTAATGCCGGCGGAACGGTTCTCTACAACACAAGCCCGGCACAATATGATGTAATTTACGAGTTTCCCTCCTTGAATGTAGGACTGTTGGTCGCCAGGTCTCTTAACACGTCTTTCGCCAACATCACGTCAGCGAATATCACAAGACTCAATTCTTCCTTCGCCAATATCACGTCAGCGAATATCACGTCACTAAATCTTATCACTGGGACGATCCTCACCGCACCCAGTGGCAACCTTGACATCGTTAATAAACTCTATGTCACCCAAGCACTCGCTAATGTCAACGGTGGCAGCGGCGGCCCAATTGTCGTGAATGCCTCTGTCATATTCTCAAATTCTGCTAATGGCTCTATTCTTATCAGTAACACCGTATCTGGAAAATTCGATGAGAGAAGAATAAATGTTCATCCGAGCATTCTTATAGAAAATGGAATGGGAAGAATTACTCTAACTGCGACCGGTGATCCTATTCTTTCTGGACATCGCTATGGAAGCGCCTGGATATCAACTTTGGATCAGCTTCCTTCTGCTAATTTTGCACATTTAACAAGTGTTGCCTTTGGTGGCGCTGGCGCCGGCCGCTATGTGGCTGTGGGAATAAATGAACTTGAGCCAGGCAACTCTGGTTTTTCTATAATCAGTTTTGATGCCGTCAATTGGTCCAACAGGATCTTCATGCCAGCAAACTTACTTAAATTGGTATGGACTGGCTATCTCTTTGTGGGAGTTGGAGAGAGTGGTCTTGTCATGACCAGTGCTGATGGTGTTATTTGGACTCAAAGAGTAGGAACATCTGGGGATTGGTACGGACTTGTCTGGAATGGGTCCACCCTTGTGGCTGTGGGACCTGGTGCTAATGTCATGACCAGTCCCGATGGCATCACCTGGACAATTAGAACGCATAGTGGCGGTAGTGGATGGAAAGATGTTACTTGGTTTGCTGGCCTCTTCGTGGCTGTTGGTGACGGTGGAAAGATGATGACAAGTCCCAATGGCATCACCTGGACGGCCAGACCCACAGGCGGTGACCCATTTTCGCCCGCAACCGCCCTTGCTTGTGTTACGGCCGGTAGTACCGTTGTGGTGGCCGCTGGAATAGGATTTATTCAGTATAGCGCAAATGGAATAGTGTACACTGGCACCCCGTATCCTGGCACGTTTACTGGTACAGCAGAAGCTTTGACTTTTGGTTCGGGCACCTATGTTGGGGTTGGGACTGATGTTATGACCAGTGCCGATGGTATTACTTGGGTTGATAGAACTCCAGCAGTATCCACTCAGATGTCCGATGTTATCTATGCGGGGGGTCTCTTTGTTGCGGTGGGACGTTGGGTGATGACCAGTCCCGATGGCATCACCTGGACTGATAGATATGTACCCCCCATTGGCAGACAAGCGATTGCTTGGAATGGAAGCACCTTTGCCGCAGTCAGCGGTGATGGTGTTAGAACCAGTCCTAATGGAGTAGTGTGGACGCTCAATAGTGCTATCGCAAGTGACTGGCGTAGTGTTGCATGGAGTGGCACCGTCTTTGCGGCTGTAGGTACAAGTAGTGTTATGACTAGCCCTGATGGTGTGGTCTGGACCTCTAGAACTTCGGTGGCTGGTTCTTGGCAAAGCATTGCATGGAACGGCACGGTGTTTGCTGCCGTGGGTCCAGGCATTGTCCAAACCAGTCCCGATGGAATCACCTGGACATCTAGAAGCTCAGTTGGTGGTTCCTGGAATGGCATTACATGGAACGGCATCGTGTTCGTGGCAGTCGGTCCAAGCATTGTCCAAACCAGTCCTGATGGAATTACTTGGACATCTAGAACGGCCGCGGTCGGGGCTTGGATTGATGTTGCCTGGAACAACAATGTCTTTGCCGCCATAGGTACAAATGTGGCCATGACCAGTCCAGATGGAAATGTCTGGACTTCACGAACTGCCGCCAATGGTTCTTGGGTTGCAATTGAATGGGATGGAAGTGTCTTTGCGGCAGTAGGTAGCGATAGCCGTGTCATGACGAGTCCTGACGGGGTGCATTGGACACGACGAACCAATGCACCTTCCGGCATCTGGCAAGACCTTGCATGGAGTGGAAATGTCTTTGCTGTAGTGAGCGGTGATGCTAATACTAATACCGCCATTATGACTAATCATTATGATGCTGTAACATCTGTGGTTGGTCGCGTTGGTCGAGTTATTCTGAACACTAATGATGTTTCCGAAAATGCCATAGGTCCATTATATTTTACTAATGAAAGAGCACGACTTGCTCTTAGCAGCATTTTCCCAATTAGCTACGATTCTCTTACGGGTATTTTTAGTCATGCGAATTCCGGTGTTGTGGCCGCCACCTATGGCAATGCGTCATTTGTTCCAGTCACCACAGTCGATGTGCAGGGGCATGTCACTTCCGTAGTTAATACTTCGATAAGTGTTTCGGCTGCACAAATCACTTCAGGTATACTTGCGGTTGCTCGCGGAGGAACTGGGAAAGATGCCACCGGCCTTGTCAACGGGGCAATCCTTATTGGGAATACAATAAATACAGGCTACGACATTGCTCCTATTACACAAACTGCGCCTATCATTGTCACCAACAGTCAGGGTGGTATACGGCTTTCCCATGCGGCATCAGGTGTGGTCGCCAGCACATATGGGAATGCAATCGCCATCCCCGTTGTAACTGTGGACGGCAACGGACACCTTACAACCGTGACAACAGTTCCTATTACGGGGGTGCCAGCGGCCACAGCCAATGGTCAACTCCTGATTGGAAATACGGTCTCTGGTGGGTTTGATGTTTCGACCATTGCACAGACGACCCCCATCATTGTTACATTAGGACAGGGCACCATACGACTCTCTCATGCTGCGTCAGGTGTTACTGCCGGGGTCTATGGAAATGCCACTCTCATCCCATCTATCACCGTAGATGCTAATGGTCACTTGACCGCGGTGACAAATACAGCGGTCAGCACCCTTCCACCAGCCACCGCGAATGGGCAACTTCTCATTGGTAACACAGTATCGGGGGGATTCGATGTCAACACCCTCACGGCTGGAAATAATATCATTGTTGCAAATGGCATGGGCACAATAACAATCTCTGTTCCCGCACTCATGCCCACAGGAAATGGGAATAACAGAATGTTCTACGAAAACGATCAAAACGTGACGGGCAACTACACAATCACGACAGGTAAATCAGCAATGTCTACTGGACCAGTCACCATCAACCCAGGCGTCTTTGTCACCCTTCCACCGGGATCGCGTTGGGTACTTGTATAAAGGAGTAATTGACCATGTCTGTGTTAAGACTTAGTGGAGATATTTCGGGACACTGTGATGTTGCGGCTGCCAACACTGCTGGTTCCGTGTCCGTGACG